TTCCAGGGCGATGCAGTCCGTCGCCCGGTTGCCGTCGTCCTGGTCAAGCGCCTGGACGTTCGCGAGTATGCGACGTTCTTGCAAGACCCCGACGGCAAGATGTACGCCGGCTTATATTCCAGGGACTACGAGGCCGCATTCGGCGAGTACGAGATTCGTTGCCGCGCGGCCAGTTCGCCCGATGATCCGGGCCGTGAAATTAGCGAGGTGAAATTATGAAAGTGATTGCGTATTACCGTGTGAGTACCAAGAAACAGGGCGAAAGCGGCCTGGGTTTAGAGGCCCAAAAAAATACGATCAATCAATTCCTGGCCAGCTCACCCTATGAGCTAGTGTCCGAGTATGTTGAGATCGAAAGCGGCCGCAAGACTGACAAGCGCAGACCACAATTGAGGGCCGCCCTGGAGCAATGCGAAAGAGAAGGCGCCACGTTGATGATTGCAAAGCTGGACCGTCTAACCCGTAACGTCGGATTCTTGACTACGCTCCTGGATCGCCAGGTCCCGATCATGGCGCTCGATATGCCAAATCTCCAGGACCCAGCGATGAGCCGATTCATTCTCCAGCTCATGGCAAACGTGGCAGAGTTAGAAAGAGCGCAGATTTCTGAACGTACTAAGAAGGCCCTGGCGGCGCGCAAGGCGAGGGGAATGTCATTGGGTTCACCCACCCCAGCCAACGGCGCCCAGGCCGGCGGATTGGTCACGGCGGACCAGGCAAACGAGTTTGCTTCCCAGGTTTACCCGGTGATCCAGGAGCTAAAAAAATTTGGTTGTGCGACCCTGGAGAAAATCGCCCAGGGTTTGAGTGCCAGGGGAATTGCAACGGCCACCGGCAAAAAAGCCTGGTCCATTAGTGCGGTTCGTAATGTTGTCAACAGATACGAGGGAGCAATAGCATGATGAATCTAATCGCAAGAGCAACACTATTCGCGGACCAGGCGCACGATGGCCAGCTCCGCAAGTTTAGCGGCTTGCCTTACATTAGCCACCCCATGGAAGTAATGCAGATCGTCCGCGGCGTATGCAATGACGATGACGTCCTGGCCGCCGCAGTTTTGCATGACGTCATTGAAGATTGCGGCGTGACATATACCGACTTGATGCTAGAGTTCAACGAGAATATCGCGCACCTGGTTTACCAGGTCACGAACGCGGCCGACGATGAAGATGGCGATCGAATTGTAAGAGCGTATATCAATCGCAATGTTATGGCCAACGCGAGCGCGGACGCGCAGACGATCAAGTTGGCCGACATCATTTCAAATTTATCGGGCATCGACCTGGCGCTTGAATGCGATCCGGCCTGGGCAAAAATGTACCTGGAAGAAAAGGTTGACATGATTAACGTATTGACCAGGGGCGATGCGACTTTGAAAAAGAGAGCGGCATCACTCGCCGCAGAAGGGATACTCAAATGCTCGATGCGTTAATCACCGGATTTGTTTTTATGTTCGCCGGGTTCTTAGCGATCCTGGTAATCATTGTGACGCTTTACTTACTGGAGAAATTTCAATGAAAAAAATTGGTTCGTTTCTTTTACAAGGTTTAATGATGGTTGCATTCTCCGCGTTGCTTGCGGTGATTACGATCGAATGGTTCGCTGGTTGCGGCGAATATTACATTGATGCGCGCGGCAATGTAGTACCAAACGAGTGTGTATTTATTGACTTCCCGAAAGGAAAATAAAATGGTAGGAAAAATTACAAACGACATTCTCCCGTCCGGGTCCCGGATCCCTAGCATCATGGGGGTATCCCCGTTCCGCTCACCGAATGACGAGCTGGCGGCCAGCATCGACGCGATGGAAGGCAAGCCGCGCCCGCCCTTTAATGTTGAGGCCGCAGACTGGGGCAACACGTTAGAGCCAATCATCATTAGTGAGGCGGCCAAACGCCTGGGCATCGAGATCCAGGAGTTGCAAGTTGACTACGCGCTTTCTTACCTGGAAGATGACGAGATCATTTTGCAATGTTCGCTCGATTCAATTTGGAAAGGTGATGGCCGCGTTGTTACTACGGATCCCGACATGGGTATTTATGTGATCGGCGCAGATAGCATTACATTGAATGGCCTGGGATGTTGCGAATCCAAACTAACGAGTGCCATGCCCGAAGATGAGCCACCCTTATATCGTGGTCCGCTCCAGCTCCAGGCACAATTGCTTTGTGCTGGCCACACCTGGGGAGTGATCGCGACCTTGTATCGCGGGACCGAGTTGCGCTTATTCTTTTACCAGGCGAGTGGCAATATGCAAACGCAGATCATTGACGTATGTAAGGAGTTCACGCGCCGCGTTAATAGTAAGTCCTGGTACCCGGCAATCAGTCCGGCCGATGCAGTCAAGGCGTATCCCAGCGTTGATGATTCCAGGCCAGCGATTGAGTTGTCCGGTGATGCGGCTAACTATGCGCGCCGCTTGATCGAGGCAAAGGCCCAGGCCAAGATCCTGGACGAAGAGATCGACCAGCTCCAATCCAAGATCATGGACAACATGACCGACGCCGAAGAAGGTTATATTAAAAGTCCGGACGGTTCTATTGCGGCGCGAATCAAGTGGGCCATGCGATCCTATAAGGCCCAGCCTGAGAAGGTAACACCAGCCAAAGAGGCCCGCATCGAACGGTCAAAAACATTACAAATATTGGGAGTGAAATGATGAAGATGAAATCTAAATTTCAGGAAAGACTGGAGTATCACATCGAGGCCAGGAAGGCAGAGAAAAACGTAGAGCCAATTCCTTTCGCGGGCCACGTGTGCGAGAAATGCGGCAAGACTTTAGAGATCGACCAGGTGCATACGTGTAGTCCGCAAGTGAAATCCCTGGCCGAGTTGGCCAACGAGTTCGAGGATCGTTACAACGCAAAGATGGGTCGCTCCGGCGTTCGATGGGCGGGTGACTAATGAAATTAGCACCAACACCGATGCAAAAAAGATTGCTCGATCACCTGGTCAAGCATCATGCAGATCATGGGGTTTACCCTAGCACCAGGGAAATATGCCAGGCGCTAGGATACACAAGCCCGTCAACAGTTCATGCCATGATGCACCGCCTGGAGCGACGCGGATTGATAAGGATCAAACCTTACTTAACCAGGGGAATCGAGATCGTGGTAAATTAGCCTATCTCTTTGCAGAGACCCTTCCAGGTTTCACGTGCCTGGTTTAACTCCCCGCCTAGTGCGGGGATTTTTTTAGGCCTCATAAATATTACATTAACCTGGTTAATGTAACGTTTATGCGTATGCCCTGGTCCCGGCCTTGTCGATAATCAGCGCTTGGCGGCGCGGCTTATCTTCCGACTTGTTCGGTATCGAGATATGGGTCCAGCGATCAAACTCGCGGATGATCTGATCGTATTCCAGGCCGGCCGCAATGACCGCCTTAACTACCTGGTCCGGCGTCATGCCTGGCACTCGAATATCTGCGGCGCATCCAATCCGATGCTGGCTTGTATCCTTGGACCCGACCGCATCATTGACTTGCTTGCAACGGAATGCCGAGTTAATCATCACCGGCTTGCCGCCCAGGACGGTCTTAACTTCTTCCAGGAAAGCGGCCAGGCGTACCAGGTTTGCCATCTCCGACGCATTGGGCGTATTGTCAAACTGCCGGTGGTCGGTATGGGTTAGTTCATCCAGGGAGAAATGTTCACTTAGATTCATCTTTTTTCTTTTTCATTTCCATTATCTTCTCCAGGGATCTTCCGCCGAAATAGAATGACATAATCAGCATTCCCCATTGGCCCAGGAGTTCAACGTAATTATTGTTTACTTCAATATCTGCGGCGCTCATTGCGGCAAACGTTGTATAGACTAGCAAGATAAAAATTAAAGTCATGGGGCGAATGTTCTTGGACAACCAGGAATCGCTGGCCATGTCCGCTTCCTGGCGCTTGGTTAATTCTTGCGCCTCAATGTTATCTGCATTGAGTTCTGCCAGCCTTCCTTCTTGTTGCATCTTTAGAAGTTCTTGCTGGGCCTTGGCTTTAGCTTCCGGGTCAGGGATAAACTTGTCCAGGATTTTCATCCCGACATCAACGATTGCAGTTAATGGAAACATTATTTATTCCCCATTGCTTTAGCGCGGATGTTGTCAACCATGTTCGGGTAAGGGCGGCCCGCTTTCTTGGCCATTGCCTTGGCCGCTTTGAGCTGGCCAGGAGATAGCTTCTTGGATTTGCCCAGGGCCTTGGGCCGTTCTTTTTCCCATATCGGTTTTGTTGCCATTATTTTTTAATCCCCCAAACAAGATAGTATGCACACCAACCAGCAACGAGAAAGCATAAAAACTGTACCCGCCGCACCTTATCTAAATCCGCATCGAATAACTTTTTACTTTTCTTTTCCAGCTCTTCAATATCACTTTTAATTTTTAACACTTCGGCCCATTCCTTGGTGCCGTACTTCTTTACAAACTCAACCTTTGCTTTGTATTCCTGTTCGCTAATTACTTTACGGTGCTTGTATTCTTCGAGCGCTTTGAAGATGGCTCGCTCTTTGAGGAGCGCCGCGCGCTTTTCGGCGATCTTGCGATCCCTGGCTTGTTGCTGGGCGACTTCAACGGCGTCGCCTTGGATGGATTCGATACTCTTGGTAAGACCTTTGCCGGCTTCTCGCGCCGCATCAATCGATCCGCTAATGCTCTTAGCACCTTCGGAAATTCCAAAGTCGTTAGCCATATCATGGAGCTTACTTTCCCAGGGCCTTGTAAAGCATATCAATTACCCAGCCAAATGCCGCGCCCACCATTAACAGAATGGCACCAGCTCCGCGCCAGCGATTCATCTGATCGCTCATAGTTTTAATGCTACTTTTTATATCAGTCATGTCGCGCTGGAGTTGCTCGACGTGCGCTTCAAGGCGGCCGATTTGCTGGTTAAGATCGTCGGTCATTTTGGGTTAACTCCTACGGCTTGGGATACTTGGCTTTTACAGAATCAATCGTTGCCTTCCAGGCGTCATAGCCGCCGTGATAAAGCGTATCGAATTGTTCTGCGAATGATGGGTACTCGGCGGCGCGATCGCGCTGGTATTCTTTTGCGACATACTCGGCTTGACGAGCGGCATATTCTGTATCTACCTGAGCTAATTCAGAGGAAGTTAATTTTTGCGTAGATGCTTCGTCATTACCTTCCCAGTAATAAAATCCATCAGTTTTTTCACAGACGGCTTTTCCAAGTAGGTTAGCGGCAATGTAAAGTTTGTTAGGAGCTTGCATGATTACCTCAAAATTTCATATACAACAAGATTAGACCGGTGCTGGTGAGACCTGGCTTCATCGCTACTATTATTGTTATGTACCTGATATGGTTTATCCCCCGTTGAACCATTGCGAGTTTTCCAACCAATTTCTAAAGTATGCGAACCTACGCCGAGACTTTCAAATCGTTTACCAAGCAAAACAATTCCGCTTGGTCTATCTGTACCATTGGCTGGATAGTATTCAACGTCATAGTAAGCAGAGCCATCATTGGATGTAGAAGTGGAGCCAGAAATATGGGCATAAACACCGCATTGATCTGAATAATTTCCACGACCTGGTAGATTTCCAAACACAACCAAATCGCTAGTTGAACTATTAAAGTCTTTAGTAATACTAACTGTCCAAATATTAGAAGGTCCAGCGGAATCGCTTAATGCTACTCTAGTTGTGCTTGTAAAATGTGATGTCTTAACAATGCTTCCAATTGGTGCATTGGCATCAGGTACATTACCAGTCAGCTTACTCGCCGCCAGGCTTGTGATGTTGTCGCTGGTGATTCCGTCACCACTTAGGACTAATGGCATTATGCTACTCCTTTCGGATACTTAACTTTAACCGCCTGGACCTTGGCAAGCATTTCAGCGGCGGCGTCGCCACCTTTCCACAATGCGTCTAGCTGATCGCCGATGGCCGGGTATTCTTTAACCCTTGCAAACTTGTAAGCATCAGGATCGACCCATGCGTTTACTTGTGCCAGGTCAATCTCTACCTTGTTACCTTGTGCATCAAAAGCACCAGCCGTATCATCAATAGTAACGACTTGCGGATATAGTTTATAAATTGCTTTATGGTTCATACTGCAATCTCCATTACTGTTATAGTTGATGCAGTTCTACCGGAATACTCATGGTTAGAATCGTCCCAAGATCTATTTAAGTAAAAAGTTCCGCTATAACTAGAACCTAAAGTTGCTTGCAATTTATATGTTATTGCACTTGTAGATGCGGGTCTTGTTGTGTCAAGAAATGAACTAGATAATGGAGCTATATCAAAGTTGTATTGATTTGCATTTACTCGCCATATTAAAGAATCTCCAAATCGATTGCCTGACACATCTCCTTGACCAATACTGGTTGAATCACGAAGTAACCGAATATGAATTGTTGCACTTGTGTTTTGAGAAACACAAGCTGTATACATCACAAACATTTTACTTGTTGTTGTTGTTGGTGTAATTGTTACCGCCATTCCACTAATATCTACAAAAGCATTTGTGGTGGATGAAGAAAAACTAGTGGTATCTGTTTTTGTTGTGCTAACCACTTGCAACACGGCGCCAGGATAAGAGAATCCCGACGAGTTAAGCGTGGCCTTCGTTGACCCGTTAGATTGAAACTGGATAATGCCTGATGTATCGGCACTTTGTACCAGGCCTGTGCTGGTACTAGCATTTATGATGACGGCCATTATGCGGCTCCTTTCGGATACTTAGCCTTGACTGCCAGGCAGTCGGCAATATATTTATTAATCTGTGCCTGGTCGCCTTTTACGACGCCATCGATGTAATCGGTGATGGGTGGGTATTCGGCGGCGCGTTGTGCTTTGTAAGCGTTAGTAACTTCTTCGGCTTGAAGGCGATCATATTCCAAATCAATTTTTACCATATCTGCTGACGATACGGCTACTGTTGAATTTTCTGCACTTCCTTCCCAATAATAAAAAACGCCTTCTTTTTTGCATAAAGAAGCTTTTAGAATGTCAGTACCAATTTGTAGTTTATCTTTTGTCATGGCTATTCCTTAGACATACTCAATTACAGTAACAGTAGAAACCTGTTGTATATTT